TCATTTTTTACAATCATATTATCATCATCTAAGTAAACATCTATATTACCAAATTCTTCTAACTTTTTTATTTGTTCCAGGTTTGCACCAGTAAAAGTATAATTAGACACTTTTCTATCTGTTGCCTGAAATATAAGCTTTCGGTTTAAATTAGTAGCTACATTTTTACATATTTGAGACAAGTTAGTATTTGCACCTTCTGATACACTTATAAGTTTAGTTTTCTGTGTATCACCCGTATAAGTATTAATATTTAATGTAATATCTGGCGGTTGAGTACTGCTAACCATTTTTATATCACCGCTAAAAACTTTGCTTAATCCAGTGCTTACTCTTCCAACTTCAACTATTATTTTTTTATTGACTAAATTTCTATTTAAGATATTATTGTTACTAAGTATGTAAGCTCTTGTTTCTCTATTCAAGTTTGATATTGAAATACTAAATTCATTTTGTGTAGAATTGTTTGTTTTAGATCCACTAGCTTTAATATTTAATCCATCAAAGTAACTCATTACTCCATCAAGTTCTATACCTACTCTAATTAATCTTTTATCAATCATAAATCAATTCCCAATTCTAAGAAGAACAGCTCTTGTGTGTCATTAAATTTAGTATAGTCCACTAAGTCATTATTTTGTGTAGTGAATATAAAGTTACTTCCATAAGAATATGGCATTAATTTTCCATAAGGAATAGTAATTAAGCCACTTATAACTGGTATGTTATTTAGACTTATACTAACCACTGTTGAGTCTTTAGTTGTAATAATGTTAATTACATAGATATTATCGCCATTTTGAAATGTTAGCTCTTGATTTGGCACTGATTGTATTGGTACTTGTATCATAATACACTCGCTAATATTGAAGTTCTTTTAGTTCCAGAAACTGATGTTCCTTGCACATTCCCGTTATTTTGTTTTGTTGAATCTTTAGCAGATTTAGGAACAACTTTAATAGTCGTAGTACCTCTTTGAATTTGCTTTAAAGAAACAGTAAGTTTGATACCGTTACCTACTTCTGCATCTTCTTCATAAGGTAGTGAGTATATTAACATATCTGGATATACATCTGTTCTGGTTTGAATAGTTAGAGTAGTTGCGTCTGTATCTAATTTTTTCAAAGATTTATAAGTATTTCGATAATCATTTCCAGCTAGAATAATTGATAATTCTATTTCTATTGGATTTGCTATTTTATGGTCAATAGTTTGACTTCCATCTTCTAGTGGATGAGAAAATATTTGTGAAGTATCAAGTACTGATGCTTTCATGAATTTAGTATCTAAAAACACTTGATTAAAATTACTATCATATATTCCAATTACTTCTGTTTTTGCCATTATGCCAGTACTCCATCATCAAAGTTATTGTTTGCATTGGTTATCTCATTGCTTAATGATTGATTAATACTTCTTGAGATTCCTTCTGCGTCGGTTGCCTGAGTATTTACTTCTACTTTGTCTATCTTAACGCTGTTAGACTTATTACTATTTGAGGCCGCAGCATTATATGTATTTACTGGATTAGCATTTGCTGCACCGATTGAATCAAGTTTTTTGGACTTAGTATTATCTTCAACACCTATTCCAAAAAAGTTACCTACTGATTTAACTACATCAACCGCACCAGATATTCCTTTGATTATTTCTTTTACAAATTGCATTATCACATAAAAGATTGGTTCTAGTACATGAATGATACCTTTAAAGACTGTACCTATACCCTTTGCCATTCCAGCAAAAGCATCTCCAATTAAGCCTACAATATCTAAAACAAAATCTCCAAAAGATTTGAAAGCATCTTTAACAGATTGAATTTCATCACTCATGTAATTTAAAAGATTACCAAAGGCACTTTCCCCACCATTTAGGAATGTCATTATATCATCATATAGAAGTGCGAACAATGTTATTACACCAGCTACAACTGCGCCTATTAAGTAAAATGGAGTAAAAAAAAGCATTAGCAGCAACAGCCATACCATATAGTGCAGGTACAACGAAAGCAGTAATTGCAGCACCTAAAGCAATGAAAATGCCCGTAGCAAAATCACTATTGTTTCTTAAAAATACTATAATCTTTTGAAACTTTTCTAATAAGAATTGAAGTACGGGGAGTATAGCTCCACCTATTGTTAGAAATAAACCTCTGAATACTGTTTTAGTATCGTGAATTGTATCGTTAAAATCTTCACTAACTTTTGCCTGTTCTTTTGTAATTGAAAATAGTTCTTTTTGTTTTCTTAAATTTATTTCTAATTCTCTTCTACCTGATTGAAGTAAAGCAATAGTTCCTTGATCCAATCCTAATTTTTGACCTAAACCAGCACTTTCGGTTTTACTCATTTTTGAAAAACTATCTGCTAGTTCAGGAAGTATATCACTAACTTTTCTAGCCTTTCCACTTGCATCAAGTAAAGATATTCCTAACTTTTGGAAATAAGGTAAAGTTTGTGTAGTTCCCAATGTTGCGAATTCGTTTATTTGTCCGTTAAGATTTTTAAAGGTAGCAGTTAATCCGTCACTACTTCCACCAGCTTTAGTTGCTATGTCTTGATATGCTGCTAACTCGTTTATATTTTCACCAAGTAAAGCACTATTCTTTGCTAACTCGTCACTATAATTTGCCACATCCATTACACCCGCAACAATTCCACCGAAAGATGCAATAGCAGTCAAAGCACCTAATCCCGTAGCTAATAATCCTTTTAAATTATCTCCTACTTTAGATGCTGTTTTATCTGTTTGCTCTAATTTTTTATTTAGCTTATTTGCCTCTTGCTCAGATTTCTTTGTACCTTTTTCAAGAGTGGAAGTATCGGACTCAAACATAATTTTAAAAACATCTAATACCATTTACTACTTCCTTTTTTGTTGTGCTTGTTGATAAGCCAAATATTCGTTTGTTTTGCTAACTATGATTATATCGTACATAATTAGTAAATCTTCTAAATTATAAACACTTTGAAGCTCAAATAAACTTGCTATTTTTTCTTTGATAACGACTTCTGAAATTCCACTAGAATTTTCTGAGCAATAGCTGGGACTTTGTCCGTTGTTGATTTTAGGAAGTTTTGTAAATTCCCAGCTATTGAGAAACCCATCGAAAAGTCCATCATTCGATCAGCAATAGTTGCTAGAACTTTAATATCTTCCACATGATTATCTATTAAAGCTATTGTTTCTAGTCGAATATAGTTTTTTTCGTCAATTTTCTTTTCGACATTTTTCATTATCATTATAGTAAATTTTTCTAATAACTGTTCATCATTTGCAAGTTTTGGCATAATTGTAGTTATCCCATTTGTAGCACCCATAACTGTAAGCTTCAAACTATCCATAGCCGAAAGTTGAGTAATTCTATACTCACTCTCGATACCATTTCTATCTTTTATTTTAATCTCTTTTACATCTCTCATTGAGTCCCCTTTGTTTTAGTATTATGAATTATACCTTATTCTCGAACATAAATCCATATGGTTTAGATTTAAGTCTATTATCGCTTGATGATGAAGTAACTACAATACCAGATGTAATCGCACCAGCACTTAGAGTGATAGTTGAATTATCAGCATAAGTTATAGTCATTGTAATTTCATCTTGTGCAATTTTTTTATTTTTACCTTTTCTATTAGCTTCTAAAAGAACAGATAAGTTTTTGTCATCATCACTGTTTGGAATAACTCCAATAGTAACTGGGATTGGCTTAGGTGAATTCCATACTATTAAATCACCATTCGCACCCATTGCTGTTGATTGCACATCTATTGATGCACTGTCTAAAGGGTCAGTATCATCTGCAAATTGTGATACCGTGAACCCTGCTGGAAATGTTACACTCGCCTTAACATTTAACGATTTTATACCTGTTATATTTGCCATTCTTTATCCTTAAATTAAAATATGAGAACCTTCAACTTTTCTCACCACATCATCTTTGCTATAAATAACTGTATAAACTGCTTTATACTCTGTTCTACCATCAATAGTCGTATAGCTTTGCATTTCTACTGTAAACCAATAACCTATGTTTTCTACTTGAATCCAAGCAGTATCACTATTTGTTATTTGTGCTATGTACAGTTTTTGCGTATTGTTTAGAGTTTTACCAACACTAACAACTCCATTTCTTACAGCTAAATTTATAGCAGTTTGGATAGTAGTTTTGATTTGACCAATACCTTCTACATTTGCACTAATCTTTTCTAAAGATAATTGAAGTGACATAATTTCAGCACCAACATAATCTTTAAACCATTGCTCATTTGCGAAAGTATTCATATCAACTGGATCAGTCGATAATCCCATAAGCGTACCTCTTTGAAAGAAGTCTATAAATTGACCAGCTGTTTGAGTTCTACCATAATAATTTACTCTTAATGTATCATAAGTATTTGATAGAGTAGTAGTCGTAACAGTTGGAGTAAGTGCTGCTTGATAATACATATAGTTTTTAGTTGCGTTTGGCTTTGTATAATCCGTACTTGCTAAAATCGCCATTGGCACCATTTCGTGATATTCATTTGCTACTGTTGAAGCTAAAACTACACCAGTACCACCATAATTAATTAAAGCATCATGGTATGCTTGTGCATTCGCTGCATCAACTGGAACATAATATTGAAAGAATACATTCTGGGCTTTATTCCAAATCGAGGATTCTTCAATTTCTGTAATCGTTAAAGGTGGTATGAATAAGTAACTCCCAAAATTATTGCTTAAATCAGTAGTAGTAGTTAAGACATTAGTAATTGTTTGAGCTAAAGCACCTTTAGAGAAAATAGCTGTTGTATCCCAATTAAGCAATGAAACTAAACTTGTACCACTTGCAGTTGTAGTAACCGCAATATCTGCTGCTTCTGCTACCGCACCATCTAAATTAAAACTATTTCTAGCTGCATCAAAAGTTACTGATGCAGTTGCGAACTGTGGCTCTGCTTGCAGTCTAACTTGAGTTTGAATTAAACTTGCTACTGTTGCTAAGTCAGTTGCTGTTGTTAAATTAGTTGAGATAGTATGAGAGGTTCCACCTATTGTCAAAACAAAAGTACCATTTGGAATAGTAGAAAAATTTCCAACTACTTTAGGAGCTGTTCCACCATAAATTTGAGGTACTGATGCGACATCATTCCATCTTGCGAAAGATATATTTTTTGCCGAATTGATAGACTTAGAAATAAATCCAAAGTAAAAAGATGCTCTTTTATATTCTTCTGATGTTGTTCCAAAATAAGTACCTACATCTGCTAAAGTTGTAAACTCTACAATGCTACCAGTCGGTACAAGTGGATTAGTTGTAAAAATTCTACCGATTAATTCTCTTTTTTTGACAGCGTTACCGCCACCTACTCCAGAAGTAATCAATATGTATTTTGTAAATGCTATTGCCATATTAAACCCTTTCGATTGTTTGTATAATTTGACTAACAAAATTAGTCGTTGAAGTTGTAATCAATTCATGTTGAAAAGTTACATCAAAACTTGGATTGTTCTCATATCCGTCATTGTCAGTACTAAACCAACCGTTACGGATAGAAGTAGGCTTGTAAACACCTAATCCACTTGTATTTAAATATTCTATAAAATCTGAATGCAATAATATATTTCGTGTATATACCAATAAATCATTTGCTGTTAAATCAGAAGTACTCGGCACTAAAGAGTTAAATTGAAGAGTACTTTCTAAAATTTGTTTCTCTCGATAATTCATGACACCAGTTGTAATATCATAATATGATTCTCTCTTTGGGAGTCCATAATTTTTATTTGGTATGAAATAGTAATAAACTACATTCCCACTATTTGCACCGACTTTTTTAGGTTGAAACCCTTGTTTGAAAATAGCAGTTACTCCGTAAAGGCTTAAAAGATACTCTTCAATTTTTGGTTTGATAAGTCTAATTATATTATTGTCTAACACAAGTAACTCCTTCAAATCCATCATAACTGAACCAATCATTTTTGTCTAAAACTTGGTACTCATTACTAGCATAAATAAGTTTATCACCGCTTGTGTTTCTATCTATTACATTTAAATCATTAGATGTATAGAAAACAAAATACTTTTTATTTAAGTCAAAACCATTTTGTTGGTAAACATCTTGGCTTATTGGTTGAAAACTTCCATCTAAATCAATAGGCGTATCATAAACTGGTATATCTCTTCCAATATCATTTACTGATTGAGATAAGAACTTGTAGTAAGATACTATTTGCGACTCTTGAACAGATAAAGCTAAATCTAACAAAGACATTATTTTACCTCACTTGTAAGAGTAGATAACATGTATCCCGTATCTATCAAAGGTTTACTTATTGTATTAGCAATTTTTCTACCTTTAGCAACTTTTTCTTTTCTTAATTCAACTGTTTTTTTGCTTAGTGCTGGAGCTGTTATTTGAACAATGCTCTTTTGAACATCTGCCTGAATAACTACACCTAAAAACTTTAAACTTGTTTCAATGGAAGAACCTTTGATAATATCTTTTGATACTCTTTCAGCTGTTTTTGACCATCTATTCGTACTTTCATTTATTGCTATTCTAAAAAATGGTCTAGGAGGTTGATTATTACCCATATCTCCAAACTCATTTTTATAAGCAACTGATGCAACTGATGTTCCATCTTTATACTTCGAACTTTCAAACCAACCAACATTTACTTTTTTTTTACTTAATCCAGCTAACGGGTTTTTGTTTGATGTTCTTTTAATTTTCATAGATAACCTAATCGTGGACCATCTCCACCAAAGTAGAATCCACCAACACAAACAGTATTTAATAGAGCTAAGAGTTGCTGTCCGTATGGAGTTTGATTTAACCAAAATTCCCATTCATCACTATTTTTTGGAGCAGCTAAAGTAACCGAAACTTTATCAATAGATGAACTTGTAACAGTTCCCATAGATTTTTTGCTTGTAGTCAATTTATCTGATACTGTCAATAGGTGAGCGGTCATTTGTTGTAAAGCTAACTCTAATTTAGTAGCAGTAAAACAATTATTAGTTACATCTGAAACATATATTATTGAGGTATCCCATGTGGTTTGAATAGTAGCATCTGTATAAGTTACTACATTATTAAACGCTTTGAATCTATCTCTAAATGATGTTAAGTTTAATGTAACCGTTGCCATGATTATTTTCTTTTATTTGGTTTAAAGTCATCAGCTGTTTTTTGTGCCGACTTGTCTTTCTTAGTCATATCTTTAACAACTGTTTCAACTTCTTGTTTTGATTTAACTACTTTGATAAATCCACCTTCTATGTGTCTTTTCATCATAGAGTTATTTTCAAACTTCTTAAATTCTGCTTCATCAACTGTTGTCATCATACCAGTGGGAGTAAGTAAAGTTTTTGGATCAGATACATTTGCTTTACCAGCTACTAATAACTTCTCTTTCTTTACATGTAAACCATTTGGTAACTCTTCGTGATTCGCATAACAATTATCAGCACTCATTGTCGAATATAAATATACATTAGCCATTAAATTTCCTTTTATTTTTTTATTTAAAGCGGTTGAATTAACAACCACTTCTTCTTACTACTAAAAACGGTCTTTTTACAAGAACCCCAGCTAGAGCATTACTATAATCTTCAATTCTACCTTTGGCAGTTTGTTGAACACCCACAGTCATAAATCTATTTGGCACTAATTGAATAATAGCTGCACCACCATCTGTTGAATCAGATACATTTTCAGCATCTGCATATAGATAGAATACATTATCAGGACCATTTGCTACATCAAAATCTGGCGTAGAAACTACTCTAGTATTTGGATAAGATTTGCTTAACCAATCATATACTGAATTACCATAGATTGATGTAGTTGAAAGATAATCAACTGAACTTGATGCAACTGCTAAAGTTAATTTACTTGTTGCTGGATCAATATTATCACCTGATTGTGTTCTTAAATCTTGCATCGCACCTCTAATATCAGCAGTGATTTCTAAGAAAGTCTTTGTTGACCATGTAGAAGTTGCAGCCGTACCATTTGGTAAGTTTACATAAGCATTTAAGTTTGGATCATTTAATAAACCATAAGTTTTATTTAAACCATTATTATAACCATTGAATCCTACTGAGTTTCTATTAATCTCTAAAGCTAGTGATGCAGCTTCTCTCTTGAATTGAGCATCATTACCGTTAATTTTAGCAATTCTTTTTTCATCTAATACAGTTACAATCATACCTTCTTCAAATCTTACAATACTTCTAGTTTCAAAACCAAAGTTATATGAAGTATATGGAATTTCTGAATAGTCACCATATGGAACCGGTGCTCCTACTCTTTCCATAGTTGGTTGAATAACTTGTTCATCTTCCCAGCTACCAACAGTAGTAACTCCTAAAAGTTCATCAATTTTTCTAGCAGCTGTTAAGTTCTTAACAAATCCAGGTAACCAATTTTGTAAAAACTGAATTGGAGTGTTAGCACTACCTTGAGTATATGCTGGATCTAGTGCATCCATTGTTCCAGCAATTTCATTTACATTGATTCCTATTGAATCAAGTGACTTGTAGTCTTTTGCATCAAAAGAGTTAAATGGTTTAAGAGCTCTTGCTGCAATATGTGATTTTATATGTGTCATATTATTTCCTTATTACCAAATTTGTACAAGTGCTAAACCATTTGCACCAGCATCATATTTAACTATTTTAGCACCAACGATTTGAGTTTGTCCAGCTACTGCAGTTCCAGCACCTAAAGCACCTGTTGCATTTATAAAATAAACACCAGCTCCAATAATTCCAGCTCCGCCAACATTAGCGACAAATCTACCTTTAGTTAATAATTCAACAGTAGTTCCTACTCTTAAAATAACATTTGCAGATAAATCAGCGTTATAGTTTGCATAAGCCTTTGGATTTACTGCGATACCAATAAATGGATTAATTCCACCAGCTAGAGCGTTACCTTGTGATGGTAGCGTAAAAGCATAACCAACAGTTGGAGTCGTTGTTCCACTTGCGACAGTATAAGTATCTATAACTGATGGAGTTGTATCAGCTACTTCGCCAACAATTCCAAACGCTATATTTTTTCCGATTAAATTTTGAACAGCCATTTAGTTTCCTTTCAAATATTTATTAACTGAGTCATCAGCGTTATCCATTGCATCTACTGAACTAGATACAACACTATTAACTTTAGAAGCAGCAGCAATATAACCTTTAACAGTTGCTAAAGCGTCTTTTGCATCACAAGTTAAACCTAATTTTTTTGCACCATAAACAGCTACACTATTTAAATCCATTTCTGAATGGTCAAAAGTACCAATATGAGATTTTAAATCATCATGCAACTTTTGAGTTTGTGCAAATTCTTTTCTAATTTGTTTTTTAAAATCTTCAGCATCAAAAGATTTACCATCTTTTTTATCCATTGATTTCATGTCATCTTTTTTCATTTCTTCATCTTCTGATGATTTGTCATCTATTTTTTCTTCATCCATAGACTTCTCTTCATCTTCTGAAGCTTCAACTTCACCTTCTGCTGATTCTTGTTCAGCTTCCTTTTTTTCCATTTCTTCAAGACTTGCAAGTCTAGCTTGAATATCTTCAAGTAATTTTTTTAATTCTTCATCCATAGTTTGCCTTTCGTTTAATTTGTCTTTTTCATCTAATACAGCCACATCCGACCCCATACGACCAGCATCAACTAAGGCAATATGATTACCTCGAATATCTGTTTGTATGTAGTCGTATGACTCACCTGAGGGAGCGACCCCACTTTCCTTGACCCATTTGTTTCTGAATCCACAAGATAGTTCTCTCTTCCCTCCTTGTATAAGATTTTTTAACGCTTCACTATATACCTTTAGATTAGCATATAATATGTTATCTTTGAAATATACATCTTGACCCGTTACTCCGTGAACACCTTTGTTCTCTGCTGGTGTTGCTTCATCTCCCAGCATTTCATGGTCGTCGATAAATGGTAATAATTTAAATGAATTTATTGTTTCGGGATTGTTTAGTTCTGATTCTGGTCTGTACACTTTGTACATAGTATCTGGATTTTCTGCATCTGGAATATTTCTACCAGCATATTCAAATACTCCACTTTTAGAAATTGGATTATCTTTTACTTCGAAAAATCCATTAGTGTCGTATTGTTTTGCTGTATCGTATGTAGCATCTTTTTTATCAAAAGAATAAGTTTTAGTAGTTTTATTCATAATGGTAATTCCGTTTTTATTGGGTTGAGGTTTTTAATTCTCAAGTGTATTATAACATAAATAATTAAAATTATGTTACTTTTTGTATTTTATGGTATTAATCTTCCTCAAATTCAAGTACAGGAACGGCTATGCAACGACAATATGGCTGCCATGATGGATAATCTGGTATTCCATTATATAAAGGTAAATCATCAAAAGAGTATATTTTACCATTATGTGCCATGTGTTCTTTTCGTGGTTCTGCACTACTTGCACTATGTATCCATTTAAATTTTTTTATTCCAGCATCTTGCATTTTTGAATTGGTAACATTACTATAAGTTTTTCTTGTTTGATCTAAGGCAATATTTTTAGCTCTTCTGTTTGTAACTCCCTTTTGTTTTTCTAGGTATGGTATTAAATCTTTAAGACCTTGACCAGATGTAATACTTCTATATGTTTGACCAGCAATATCATTTAAGTATTTAGTTGCTATTGATTTAATTAAATTTGCACTTTCTTGAGTACTGGCTTTCATTACCATTTTCGTATTGGTAGATATATCACTTGTCTTTATACTTAATCCACCGCTTAATTCTTTTAAACTAGAAAATACAGTTGATGAAGCAAATCTCTCATTGCTGTTTACCATAGTATCCGAAATAGTAGTGCTTTTATCTTTGAATATTTTAGCCCATTTATTATTGAGTTTATTTATTAGAATTCTAGCAGCAGATGAAATATCTGCATCAAAAGTCATATTTATATTGTCTTGTTTAAATAAGCTTTCTAAACTCTTTGCTACATCTTTTGTCATAGCATTAACTATTTTTTCCAGTTGCTTACTCATTTTATCTTCGATTTGAATATTTGGGTGCAATGGTTTCCCATTTACCACCTTTTTATTTCTATCCTTATACCATTGAGCTTTTTTCTTAGTTAGCTTGATTTTCTTCATTGTTAAAATCCTCTTCATCAACTAAATCAATATCCATACCACTATAACCTGAATCTTTATCTTCTGTTAATTTAGTCAATACCATCTCTTGATTTACTACACCAGCATTTAAGTAGTTAGTGTCTGTAACTGAATCGCTTTGTCTAATTGTCGCTTTGTCTGCTTCGCTTAATACTTTTAAGCTATTCCAAACTATTTCAAACTCATAATCTTCTTCAAATTCACTTTTCAATAAAGCTTGGTAGTGTCTATCTAACATCTGCTCCATATCGTAACTTTGGATATTTTCTAGTTCTTCGATATAATCGTCAGCTTCTTTTTCACCACCTGAGAATCCTTTCATTGGGGTACCCATTAGTTTCGAAATTGGAACATTTAATATACCAGCTACTACTTGAAATTGAGTCATAATAACAGCGTCTAAATCTGCAAGTGATGTATCTATTTGTGTTACTTCATCATCTTTACCAATTACTCTAATACCATAATTATCTGCAAGTAGTGATTGAGTTTGTAAGTTATCTTTTAAATCTTTCAAATTTGCTTTAACTGCATTAAGATTTGTTTTGTAGATATTTGTTCTTTTAGTTTGTGCTAATAATGGTGCTTCATCTGCTGTTTTTTCAGCACTGTAAACTCTATTCATAACTTTTTGTGGATAACTAAGTCCAGCGTAGAAATAAGATGGTTTTAGAATATCTGCAACTTCATCTGTTCTCATAATGATTAAATGTGACTTGTGATATTTCACTCCGTTTATAATCCAATATGATGGGTCGTAGAATTCCATAGATGATGGGTCATTAACATTGTCATTAGTCAAATAAGGAACACACCAATACGGGTCAACTTGAGAAATACCTCGATACATGCCTTTTTTAATTCCATCAATATTAAAAGGATTCTCGTAATATTTTGGGTCAGTACTATCAACTTTTAAAATCGCAATTCTAATTCCAAACATTCTACCGAACTTTACAAACTCTACTAAGTTTCTTTTGATTTTATACTTCTTATCTAAATCTCTTATTTTCTTTTTTAAATCTAGTGGTATCTCTTCACCTTGATTAAAAGTAACTTCATAACCATTTCGAACTGCATCTTTTGGAGGAATTGATAATCCTTTATTAATAAGCCAGTGTTGTGAGATAATTGCACATGTTTGAAAACCAATAAATGATTGTTTCGAAAAGTAGTCTAATTGTTTTGTGTTTACCATTGAAAAACTACTTGACGGTTTGATTGTATTTATGTTAGCTGTATCTTGCGTCCCGTCAGTTGATGCAACTCTCGTAATGCTTTGTTCTACCATGCTTTGATAATTCTTTATACTATCTTTTGCATCAAGACTTAAAAAACTATCGCTCTTTGTAGGCTCTTGTATAATTTTTATGACTTCTTTTTTCTTAAATGGATTCCACATAGATAACCCTTTTTTAGAAAGCATTATAACATATTATTAGTATTTTAGCTATAATTAAGCAAGACAAATTTAAAACAAGGAATGAATATGACATTTGTAGATTTAACTTTGCACAATTAACCG